GTGACATGGCTGCGGTCTACTTCGTATCCGTTGCGGGTATTCTTGCTGCATTTTTTGGGGCGCAAGCTTGGTCTAACAGGAAATAATATGTGGCAAGTCACAGGCATTCTTGGTGTTGCGTTAGTTTTAACGGTTGGTGCGTTCAAGATGTATGTAGACAAAGCCGAGGCTGAGCAAGAGGTTATGGCCTCGCAGCTTCGCCAAGCTGCTGACAACCAGCTTGTTTTGGAGACAAGCATAACCTCCCTAAACACTCAAATTATTGAGTCTGAAAAGCGCCAACAACAAGTTCTTGATCGCATGAATCAACTGCAAAAAGAAAACGCTCAATCACAAGTTGAGGTGGAGTCGATTAGAAAAAAGTTCGCAAAGCACAATTTAGATGTACTCAGCTTGAGGAAGCCGAAGCTAATAGAAAAAATAATCAACAAAGGTACTAAGGAGGTTCTAAGTGATCTGGAGAATATTACCAGCCTTAATCCTTAGTGGTTGTGGCCTGATTGGGTCAAAACCTTATGTGCCAGAAACCAAAGCCGTAGAGGTTGTGACGGTTGTTCAGCCAGCAGCGGTATACCATCCTGCACTACCAAACCCCATAAACACCTTGCCAGTAGAGTGGACAGTGTTAACGCCAGACACCATGCAAGAGTACCTAAACGATTTAAATGAGGGTAACGCGCCGACTAATGCTTTTTATGGACTTTCTACAAAAAGTTATGAGAATCTTTCGACAACGATGTCAGAGATTAAACGCTATATCCGACAACTACAAAACATTATACAATACTACAAATCCTTGGACAAAGAGGTTGTTGAAGATGAGAGTAACGAGTAATGAGGGTATTGCCCTCATTAAAAAATTTGAGGGTTGCGAATTAACGGCATATCGCTGTTCCGCAAATGTTCCGACCTTGGGTTACGGGCATACCCGTGGTGTTTCAGATGGTGATACTTGTACCCAAGAAGAAGCCGACGATATGCTTGCTGAAGATCTGCAAGAGTTTGAGCAGTACGTTAACGATTTGGTGAATGCAGATTTAACACAAAACCAGTTTGATTCTTTGGTTGCTTGGACTTACAACTTAGGCCCAACCAATCTAAAAGAATCAACGCTGTTAAAGCGTTTGAACGAAGACGATATCGCAGACGTGCCGCATCAAATCCGTCGATGGAACAAGGCTGGCGGTAAGGTCTTAGACGGCTTAATCCGCAGNCGCGANGCTGAGGCTTTGTTGTTCCAAGGAGAGCCTTGGGAAAATGTCTAGGCCATCACTCAAAGACTTTGAGATCCTNAGTGAGCAAGATCAGAATGAGGCGCTTGCGCTGNTGTCTCGGTTTGATCAGATGGATAAGCAGGAAAGTTGCCAGAACGACTTCATTGAATTCGTAAAGCACATGTGGCCTGAGTGCATACTTGGGCGTCACCACAAAATTATTGGCGATAAGTTTAACAAGATTGCTCAGGGCAAGCTCAAGCGTCTTATCGTCTGCCTACCTCCTCGGCACTCTAAATCAGAGTTTGCGAGCACCTACTTCCCTGCATGGATGATGGGTCGCAAGGGTGACACCAAGATCATTCAGAGCACCCACACGGGCGAGCTGGCAATTCGCTTTGGTCGAAAGGTCAGAAACCTAATCGACTCAGATGATTACTCGCAAATATTCCCAGACCTATCGCTAGAAGCCGATAACAAATCGGCTGGTCGTTGGACTACAAACCAAGGCGGAGAAAGTTTCTACGCAGGTGTTGGTGGTGCTATTACAGGTCGTGGTGCCGACCTCCTAATCATTGATGACCCTCACTCTGAGCAAGACGCGCTAAGCCCGACAAGCATGGACGCGGCTTATGAGTGGTACACCTCTGGCCCCAGACAGCGTTTACAGCCCGGCGGAATAATCATTATCGTAATGACTCGCTGGTCAGTCAAAGACCTAGTGGGCAAGGTACTCAAGAAGCAGGGAGACGAACACGCTGACCAGTGGGAAGTTGTAGAATTTCCCGCGATCATGCCAGAGTCAGATACACCCCTATGGCCTGAGTTCTGGAAGAAAGAAGAGCTATTGGGCGTTAAAGCCTCGCTACCAGTTAGCAAGTGGAACGCGCAGTGGATGCAGAACCCAACCGCTGAGGCTGGNTCTATCGTAAAGCGCGAGTGGTGGCGCAAGTGGGACGAGGANTTTGTGCCTGCATACACTTACATAATTCAGTCATACGACACAGCGTTTTCTAAAAAAGAAACCGCCGACTACTCGGCTATCACTACTTGGGCTATTTTTCAGCCGCCCAATACCGATACAGATCAAATTATTTTGTTGGACGCGAAGCGCGTCAGGCTAGATTTCCCAGAGCTAAAACGACTGGCTTACGATGAGTACAAATACTGGGAGCCAGACTGCGTTCTGATTGAAGCCAAGGCATCTGGCACACCTTTGACCCAAGAGCTTAGGCGCATGGGCATTCCAGTCACAGCCTATACACCAAGCCGAGGTCAAGATAAGATTGCGCGTATGAACAGCGTAGCGCCGATTTTTGAGTCGGGCATGGTTTGGGCACCAGACGAGACGTTTGCAGAAGAAGTCATAGAAGAAATGGCTTCGTTTCCGTTTGGCGAGAATGACGATTATTGTGACTCCAGCACGATGGCGCTTATGCGCTTTAGGCAGGGTGGATTTTTAGCTCTCAGCAACGATTATCCCGAAGAGGCTGAGTTTTTGAGACGTGACAGACAGGTATACTACTAATGGCGATTGAAAAAAGCGGCTTAGGCACGGAAAACGACCCAGACATTATGCCTATGGGCAACGCTATGGAAATCGAGCCAGAGATGACTCGAAACGATGAAATCCGTAACGCAGCTCAAATCTTGGTTACTGAAGAAGACATTTTAATTGATGACGAGATTGACGCTCCTGAGCCAGAAGAGTCGCAGATTGATTTTGGCGCAAACCTTGTTGAATTTATCGACGATAGTGATTTGTCAAAACTTGCCAGCGATGTCATTGATTCGGTTAAATCTGACAAAGAAAGTCGCGCAGATTGGGAAAAGACTTACACTGACGGCCTCAAGTATTTGGGTATGAAGTTCGACGAGGCAAGAAGCCAGCCGTTTGCAGGCGCTTCTGGCGTTGTTCACCCTATCTTGGCTGAGTCTGTGACCCAGTTCCAAGCTCAGGCTTACAAAGAATTACTGCCAGCCAAAGGCCCAGTTAAGACTGAAATCATTGGCGCTCGCAGCCCAGAAGTAGAGATGCAGGCTGACCGTGTTCAGCAGTTCATGAACTATTACATCATGAACATCATGCAAGAATACGACCCAGAAATGGACATGTTGTTGTTCTATTTGCCACTGGCTGGGTCTGCGTTTAAGAAAGTTTACTTCGATACCGCTCAAAGCCGTGCCATGAGCAAATTTATCGCGCCAGAAGATCTGGTGGTGCCCTACGAGGCAAGTGACCTCAGCAGCGCCGAGCGCGTCACTCACGTCTTACTTATGAGCCGTAATGAGATTAAAAAGCAGCAGCTTAGCGGTTTTTACGCTGATGTAGAGCTAAAGGGTGGCGGTGTAAACGTCAGCCGTAGCGAAATTGAAGAAGAGATAGACGAGATTCAAGGCATTGAGCCTGCATACCAAGAAGATCGTGACCGCGTGGTTTTTGAAACCCACACCATTCTTGATATAGCTGGCTACGAAGATTTGGGTGAAGACGGCGAGCCTACAGGCTTAAAGCTGCCCTATATCGTCACAGTTGATGAGCAGAGCAGCAAGGTGCTTTCGATCCGTAGAAACTACGTTGAAGGTGACCCCCTCAAGAATAAAATTAACTATTTTGTTCAGTACAAGTTCTTGCCCGGCCTTGGATTCTACGGTCTAGGTCTAAGCCACATGATTGGTGGTATTGCCAAATCTAGCACCTCAATCCTCAGACAGTTGATTGATGCAGGCACACTGGCTAACCTGCCAGCAGGCTTCAAAGCTCGCGGTATGCGTATTCGTGACGAGGACAGCCCACTACAGCCGG